GCTGAAATCGGTGCCCTCATCACGAACGCCAACTACGCCTCCAGCGTGGACACCGGCGCTGCCCTCAGCTACGCCGAAGTCGTCACCGCCAAGGGTGTCCTCGACGCCGCCAAGGCCGCTGAACCCCGCGCGTTCATCCTGAACTCGACCTACGCGAACGGCCTCCTCGGCGACGCGACCATCATCGGCAACTCCGTCCTCGGTGCCGGCATCCTGACCTCCGGCCAGATCGGCACCCTCGCTGGCGCCGCTGTCTACCAGTGGTCCAGCCTCCCTGCGAACGCCGAAAACCTCGCTGGCTTCGCCTGCGGCGCTGACGCCATCGCTGTGGCCTCGGCCCTCCCGATGTCCGAAATCCCGGGCTTCGAAGTCGCCAACGCTGTCGACGCCGACACCGGCCTCGCCGTCCAGGTCCTCATGGGCCAGGAGCAGAGCGGCTACTACAACGTCACCGCCACGCTGCTCTTCGGTGCCGCTGTCGGTCGCGCGACCTCCCTGCACCGCCTCAAGACCGCCGCCTAATAGCGGTAGTCCAGGCTACGAACGAGGGCTCCGCAAGGGGCCCTTTTTTGTGCCCCCTCCCAAATCGGGCAAATACAGATGAGCCTTTACGGAGACGAGCTGCTTAACGACGCGAAAGAGATGATCTCTGATTTCGGAGTCTCCGGGTCGGCCAACTCTGGGGCCATCACCTTCTCCTGCCTCATCTCCGACCCTGCCGTAGCCACCGTGCTCGAATCAGGGGGGTATATGGAGCGGACCCAGTACTCGGTCAGGCTCCCCGCTGTAACGGCCTCCTGGACGAAGCCAGACGGGTCTACGGGGGCATCGGCTGCCATCATCGCCTCGGGTGCCGTCATCCCGTCCCTAGCCCAGGGCAAGAAGATCGTGGCCGGCGGGAAGACCGTCCGCATCACGACCCAGACCTACAAGCCCGGTTCCGCGTGGGTGACGCTGGTCGTCATCGACGACAACCAGTAAGGCCGTGGTCACGGTATCCGTCGAGCCTGTCAGTCGCAACCGCTTCCTAGAGGCGCTGCGCCGCTTTGCAGCTGAGACGGGCCAGACCATGAAGGACGCCGCCTTGGAGCAAGCCGCCCTTGCCTGTCAGGACGCGGCTACCTTCACCCCTCCACTACCCAAAGGCGGGGGCCGTGGTCTTTCCAAGGCCGCAGAGACCGCAGGCGACAACGCCGTAGCCGGAGACATCCGCAAACTCTACGTCGGCGCGAACGACCGAAACTCGGCTTCGGCTGCCGCCCTGCTTTCCAATCAGCTGGCCTACGCAACCAAGACGGGCGACCGCTCCCTCTTCGACAAGGTCATCGGCAAGGGCACGATGCAAGCGCTCAAGGGTCTTTCGCCCATCATGCGCAAGATCGCAAACGACCAGAACCACGACCGGGCTTTCCAAAAGGCAAAGAACTACTTTAACACGACCAACCCAATCCGCACCGAATACGGCCAAGGGTTTGTTCAGGATCTGCGTTCCCCGCACAACCGTATTAAGGGCAAGTTCGGCGGGCGCATCGGAAAGAATGTCCGCCCGACCAAGGTGAAGATGCTTGTGGAGAGCAAGGGCGACCTCGATGCCTACATCAAGGAACGGCAGGCCATGGTCGGCTACATCAAGTCCGGCTGGGCATCTGCCCTTCGCTCCCTTCCCAAGCCGATGATTAACGGAGTCCCCAAGGACTTCGGCGTCGACCTACTAGCCGTAGCCTGGATTAACCGCCATACCGGCTCCGGCCTTGGGATGTCCCGCGTCTCTGCCGATCAGAAGAACGTCGAAGTGCTCGTCCGCAACAATCGGGGCAACGTCAACGACATCGCCGTCGACGCCCGCGTCATCCCGCTCGTCACGGCCAACCGCACGAAGCAGATGCTGGCCCGCCTCAAGCACCTGCTTGGGCCCAACTTTAAGAACTTCTCCAAATAACATGGGCACCAAATCCATCCGCCATATCGTCGAGTCCACTGTCGCGACCTACCTCTCGACCCAGACTGGCCTGACCACTGTCACCTTCCTGACCGGGGACAGCGCCGCGACCCAGACCCTGCCCAAGGCCGTCGTGCTTTGCGAGTCGGCCCGCAACCCTAGCGACCTGCCAGAAGGCGAGGGCAACTATATGTGCTCGGTCCGCATCACCCTGTTTTCCAACGCGGACGACACGACCCTCGCCGACCACCGGGCCCGCTGCGCCGCCCTATCCGGCAATATGCGTGACCTGACCAGCATTAAGGCGGCCTTCGTGACCAGCACCGACGCGACCTGCTACGACGTCACGATTGGCTCCGAGGACGAGGGCATCGACGAGCGCTCCTGGGCCACGGCTTTCTCCTTTGACGTGCTGGTGGTCCTTCCTGCCTAACCCCTTCCAAACCTCGCATAATCAAATGGCCGCCATCTCTAACGGAGTCACCTGCGTCTACGGTATCGCGGGCACTGTCACTAACCTCTTTGTACAGAGCTACAGCCTCTCGTCCTCGTTCGTTTCGGACGTGACCGTAGTCGATGAGGCGGGCATCACCAAGACCCACCGCCTGGATGACCGCAAGAGCGAGATCACCATCGAAGGCATCGCCAAGACGTCTACGATGCCCATCCTCGGCGCCACCCTCGCTTTCACGGTCAACACGGCCTCCGCCTATCCGGCTGGCTCTGCCTCCGCTTCATTCTCTGGCACCATCACCAAGATTGACGACAAAGGCTCTAACAAGGGCTTCACCTCGGTGTCCATCACGGCCATCGACTACGAAGGCATTACCTGATTGATTCGTCTGCAACTGGCTTAGGATAGACGGCGTGGACCGCCGCTTCCTGAACGCCTACGTCGACCCGGCGCCCTTTCGGCTGCTGGGTCGTTCGCTTTATCCCTGGTGCCTGAAGTACCGGGTGCGTCTGATGGCCTTCGACTCTCCGCTGGTCGATGGCTCTCGCGGTATTAGTCCTGCCGATCTGCTCTTCGCTTGCAAAGTCTGCGCCGAGGAAGAGCTGGGAGGCCCTATCGGCTTGATGGACAAGCTGCGCCTGATGTCTTTAAGCCGCAACCCGGCCAAGTTTGAGCGCCTGCTTAATGCCTTTGCCGGCTATATTTTGGTCGAAGACTGGCCCAAGTTCTGGGAGCAGAGCAAGACCAAGTCTGGGGGCGGTGACAAGGGGGTGCCTTGGCCGCTTTTGATTGTAGCCAATTTAACTGCCTCGGGTATCGACTACAAGCAAGCGTGGGAGATGCCCGAGTGTCAGGCCATCTGGCTGAACTCCGCCCTGGCTATCCGCAAGGGTGCGGACGTGGCGATCATGTCCCCCGAAGAAGAAGCCTTCATGGCCGAAGAAGAAGCCAAGGAGAAAGCCGCTGCGGCTGCTTCCAATCCTGCAAAGGAAACCGACCATGGCTGACCAGGAACTAGGCATCAAGATGAAGACGACCTCCGACGTGCCGGAGGCGATGGGAAAAGCCAAGGCCGCCACCGTGTCCTTTTCCAAGCAGGCCGAAGACATCCAGAAGAAGTTCAGCACCGCGTTTAAAGACATCGCCCTTGGGTTCCTTGCCCCGATGGTCCTTGTTAACCAATTGGTATCCTTCATCTCGCAGAGCATTGAAGATGCCAAGAGACAAGCGCAGGAGGGTCTTGATCTGATTGCTAAGGGCGAAACCAAACTGGCTACCACTGAGCAAAGCAGGCTCGCTCAATTCCTCAAGATGAAGGAGGCCAACAAAAAGGAAGCAGAAGACGTCGAGGCCGGTATGAAGAAAATGGCCATGGAATACTCTTTTACGAAAGAGGGCAGAGCGGCCAAAGAACAGTTCCTTTCTGAAGGCTCAAATCGTTTCCTCGTTCAATCCATGGGAATGGGTCAGCCAAGCTACGAGCTTCTGTTTAAAAACAAGGAGTTCCAGAAACGAATGTTGGACGCTTTCCTTCAGTCTGAAGAGGGCAAGAAGTTTGCACCTATTTTCAAAGACAAAGACAAGGATTTCAAAGGCCCAGAAGGCTTCGGCAACGTCATCGGCGTCGGCCCTAACCCGGTGCTCGAGGCCATGGCCCAACAGACCGAGATCGCGCTGGCCCAACTCGCCGAGCTCCAGAAAATCTCCGGCACGTCCAACGGCGTTCCCATCGATTTTACCAAGGGACTACCATCCAAATAATTTATGGCTATTGTAAAGACCGGCAACGCACTGACGACGCCCCTGCTCCAGCCAGGAGCTAAGTTCATTCAAGACGGGTACAACCTTACCGTCGGCACCCTGACGTTCAAGATAGACAAGGCCGGCTCTTCGGCGAGTTTCTACCGAGGTGCCGCTTGCCCGATTACCGCCTTCAGTTACTGCAAGATGCACAAGGCTTCGGTCGAAATCGGACCGCTTGAGCTAGACACATGGACCGCCGAATATGTCGGCATCGCCGGAGGGGGTGCCTCAACTGAGCCTCAGATCACCGGCTCTCAGGGCCTGACCTCTGAGCACATCACGACCCACCCCAACTGGGCCGTCCTTTACAGCGCGGGAGGCTTCACTGGCACTCCCATCGCTGGCGTCGGCACTGGCGGAACGATTGACGTTCCTGCCTACGCGGCTGTCGCAGGAACCAGTCCGACTGAATACGAAGGCAACAATGGCGCGACCTTTGAGGCTGCTACTGGCCGCAAGTTCCTAGGATTCAAGAAGGCTAAGTTTCAGGATTTATACGGCAAAACCAACTACCTTGCCCCGCAGTGCTCTATCTCGGGCATCTTCTATACGACGAGTGCAACCATCGTGAACGACCACCGCAACGCGGTCGGCAAGACGTCTGGCAACGGCACTTTCGCCGGTAAGAAACTCGTAACCGACTACATGGGCACGTCCTTCACGATCGGCGGAAAGAACCAACTTCTTCTTGCCCAGGTATCCTTCGAGGACTTCGGCCTGCTCTACAAGGTGCAGTACGAGCTGCGCTTCAACCGCGTGGGCTACAATTCCTCGGTCTACGCACCTGTCGCCTGATGAAACTGCAACCCGGAGTCGGCTACACCTTCGACTCGTCCTCGAAGGGCTTCACCCTGGACACGTCTGACCCGTTCCCTAGTCGGGATGGGGTCGTAAGCGGGCACCCGTTCAAGATTGTGAACGTGGCGCTGCGGACCTCT